AATATCCTCATGTTGTTGAATATATCGAAGAATTAAGACAATTACGAGAAAGAAAATATGGTGTCACATTAATGGGTCAATTAAAAAGATTTCATGATTTAAGTCATGGGGCAGAGTCTAAAGCACAATATAGTTCGGCAGTAAATGCTGAAAAAATTAGAAGTGCCTTAGGTGGTTTGACTACTGACCGAAGAGAAAATGTACACTCATTAGATAATTTATCAAGAGATGAAATTGTTTCAAGATTAGCAGATTTGCAAAAACAATATCCTCAAGTATTTATCGAGGGTGATTATAAAGAAGTTAAGGATGACAACCGAAAAAAATCTTTGGCTAAAAGTTAAAAAAAATTTACCTCATGATTGTTATGCTACACGAATAGAAAATCGTATGGGTGGAGGTGTTCCCGATGTTCATGTTGTATGGAATGGTCTTGCTTTTTGGATTGAATTAAAGATAACCAAGGTTAACAAAATTAGGTTATCTCCAAATCAAATCGCTTGGAATACTAAGTATTCGCTCAATTTTGGGTTATCCTATATCTTGGTTCAACGGGTCGGGGAGGGTAGCCTATTTTTATTTCGGGGCGATGATGCTCGGGAATTGGCTACTAATGGACTAAATACAAAGCCTATAATCAAGGTTTCGGGGTCGGGAATCGGGGACATTTTCGGGGCAATTCGGGAGTCGGGGATCAAGCACCTAGAAACAGTAATAAAGAAACATAAACAAGGCGACTAGGTTCTTGGGTCTAGAATGTTGGATGAAAAAAAAGAGCTATTAAGCTCTTTTCTTCTTTGAATATTTTTTTGTTGCCTCAATAATAATATTAGTATTATTAAAATGATAACAAGCTTGGCAATCAATACAGTCTTGCCCCGTGCAATTTTGTTTTTCTTTATAATCATTTTCGAAAACATTATTAAAAACTTTGTCAAAATGTTTTGGAATATCAAAAATTGGTTTATTAATAATTGAATTAGAAAAAATCAAAATTAAATTTTTTGGTTTGTCATAATCATTAAAATATTTATTTACTATGTCTTTTCTTTTTGTCCATAATGCAATATTTGTATTTTCGTTATGTTTTGCAATAGTACAATAATTATGTAAATGCAATAAATTGATTAGTTCGCCATGTCCGTCTAATCTAAAAATACGATCATTTTTAAATAATGGAACAATATTTGATTTTTCTAGATCCATAGTTGATAAAATAGAAGAATTATTTTCCCATGGGGCAACACAATTTTGTCTATGAGTTTCTAACATCGCAACAGAATAGCATATTGTACATATGTTATTTTTAACTTTTGATTTATTTTGCTTTTGGCAAAATGGATTGCTTAATGTATTGCAATTAATTGCTCTTATACCTTTAAGCTTTCCCGTCATATTTGAAATTTTTATTTTCATATTTTACTCCAATGTAATTGTCCTATATAGTCTAATCGATATCGGGATATTATGCAAACTTTAAATAATTATTTTCGGGTCGGGTCGGGATCGGGATTAAATCGGGTCGGGGATCGGGTCGGGTTTAACAATGCAATAATATACTATATATAATATAATCCGATTTTTAGACCAACAAACTATAATTGAGGCCTTGTCCAGGACGTTAAAATAAAAACGGCAGCAGCTCAAAAAAATTTTGAAATAGATAATAAATAAGTTTGCAAGACCTAGGTTTTTTGATACAATACAACATATGACAATAACAATTTACATTGGAGTAAAATATGTATGAAACGAAAGTAAGTTATATAAATAAAGAACTATTAGGTCACGTGGGTGTGGATTCTGGTCAATTGATGGTCACGGATCCGTGTTATTTAAATAAATTTCAGAATAACGAATTTGAGGATGTCAGACGTTACGAAAATAATAATGGCGACATTTTAGAATTCGGTGTGGATTTTAAACACTATGAAGAAATCATCCCGAAATATAATAAATGTATGAACGAGTTGAAATCTATTCATCAAACTAATATTGAGGATAGATTTAAAGCATGCGAACGAATTAAAGATAATAGTTATTCTTATAATGGGTCTTGTCATCAAACTTGTTATGATAATAGGCAAGGCGGTGAACTAGGTGGTGGTCTAGGGGTTGCCTTTACTAGTGGATGGGGTGATGGGTCTTATCCCGTTTATGCTTATTATGATACTAGTGGACGTATATCTAAAATTGAAATTGTAACAATTGAGGATGAAGACGATGAAATTGAATAAACATCAACAACTAGCAATTAAGAACCTATATAATAGGTTCTTAAATAAATTAGATAACACATCTTATAAACAATTTCGTAAACGAGTATATCCCGAAATTGGATATGCAACCACGGGTATTATTTATATCCACGAAATCGGTTTAACTTTCGGGATAGAACCCGATGGATATACACACACGTAATTAAAAAATTACTCCAAGGAAAGCCTCCCATTCGGGAGGCTTTTTTTTGCTCGGGATTCGGGATTCGGGATTCGGGATCAAATCGGGTCGGGGTCGGGGGTCTATTATATAACTAACATAACATATATATAATGTGATTTTTTGACCAACAAACTATACATAAATAAAAAAAAAATAAAAAAATTTTTAAAATTCAATAAAATAAAAAAGTTTAAACGTGCCTTATTCTTGCCTTATTTCTTATGTAGTCTAAGACTACATAAGACAACATGGAGTAAAAATTATGTATAATATAAAGACTAAAAATAAGACCAATAAAATTTCACTATCTCAATTAGTGAAAGCTATTGAAAATATTAACGTGGAAAATATTCCACTTAATGAAAAAAACCATACTTTAATAGGTAAGGTTTTTAATAAGTTTAACAGTCTTAAAAAATCACATTTTAAAAATGCAGAAAATAAGGGGATTGTTGAAAAGGTAGGTACTAACGAATTTAGAAAAGTATCTTATGAATATGAAATAACTAAAACTATATGGAGTAAATAAAATGAAAGCTATATTAATAAATCCAAAATTAAAGTTAATTAATGAAATAAATTATAGTGGAGATTATAAGGATATTTCAAAATTAACTGAATGTAATATTTTTACTTGCGTTTATCCTTTTGATAATTGCCAAGATACAATTTATTTAGATGATGAAGGATTATTAAAATCATCAAATTATTGTTTTACCTTCGATTGTGATAATGGGCATTCGCAACCATTAATGGGAAAAGCTTTAATATTAGGCACGGATGATGAAGGAGATAGTAAAGATATTGAAACATCATTAGATGAAATTAAAAAACGTGTTTCATTTAAAGGCCATCAAAAAATAATTATGGGAAATAGTGGAATAGATTTATCTCCATTACCTACCATATTAAATGATGATGATCTTAAATATATGGATTTAGTTTAATGATTAAATTCATAAAAAATTATGGAGTTTTTATAGCTGAGTTTTTCTCAGCTATAATTCTTTTCACTTTCATTTATTTTGGTTTAAAGTTTTTATGCATAATAAATGATGAATGTTTTAAATTATATTTTGGAGGTTTAGTTTAATGACAAAATTTTTAGATGATAGATTAGGAGAAATATTTCAAACTCCTAAACCTAAAGGATTACATAAATCCTTAGACACATTTTTAAATGATCCTTTTTTTATCCAAGCTTTAAAAGATTTTGAAAGTTTAGGATTTATTAAGATCAAAAAAAATGGTGTTGAAATTTTAGATCGTAAAGGTTTAGAAAAGTATCTTAAAGATTTTGGTACGTTAAATTAAATTAATATTAATCTTTATAATTAAGACGGGATTTTTCCCGTCTTTTTTATTTTCGGGTGTAACTTGAGATTACCTGGGAATTTATTTATTTAATGCATTGACCCCGAACCCCGATTTTGGCGGGTCTTTTTTAGAGAGACATACATAAAATGCTAGTCTGATAAATTCATTTGGGGGTATTTTCATTGGGTTGCCCCCACCCCCTTTTTCTGATACTTTTACCTAGTTGGAGTCCCTGGGGCAAAAATTTATGTACGATCTAAATCATTCTGGTTTTCATTTGTTGGGCGAAGTCATGGAGATGGCATCCAGATTCCCGTTCTATAGTAATCAACGCATTGCAGAATTACGCAGAAAATTTTTACCATCTATCATGCATGGCAAGATAAGACTGTACCGCAATCAAAATACGCTTGTTGGCTTTGCGACATGGACATTTTTGACTAAGGACGAGGCGGTCAACAGAACATTCAATCATGATGCCTTTGCCAGAAACAATGGAGAACAAGTCTGGGTTGTTGACATGTGCTCCCAAAATAATGTACTTTATATTGCAAGAGACATGAGGACATTTTTGACAGAGAATATCATGAAATATACTGGTCATAAACGAGCTTACTGGAACAGACCGAACAAAATTAGCAACGCAGGAAGGATTGATCATGGGTGATAGTGGACCAAGTGACTCACAAGCAGGAGACGATCCAGCTTTCGAAGGCGATGAAGGTGTTGGTTATGGTAATGTAAACACTACTACACAACAATTTCAAGACGACCAAAGACAAGAAAACCAAAGAAGTAACATCGTTGATTCTAGTAGCTATGATGCACAATTCACTGCGGACAATTTAGAGGCAAGAGGTTTAAATCCATCTAACTTTATGTCCTCAGATAATTATGCACAAACCACACAAGCCGCAAGAGAGAGTGGTTTTGATACTCCTTCTATTAGTGTTCCGACAGTTCAAACAGCGGGAACCTCTCCTACATTTGCACAATCGGCTAGTATTTTTGATCCAGACTTAGGGACGATGACGGGTCGTAGAGACACTGCACCGAGAGAACTAGAAACTGGAGTCATGGCTCCAGAGCAAAGAGGCACTCCTAGTGTTGATGCATTTGGCACTCCAATAACAGTGCAATCTTTTTTACCTGCTGATGTTAAAAAAAGTCAACTAGGTCCTGCAAAAGGTTTATCAGCAGTTGCAGAGGCCTTAGGTAAAGTTCAAGAAATAGCAAGGGATAAGGCAGCAGCAGCAGGCATTGACTTTGGTGTAACTGCCCCAGTTGCAAGCACAGTTGGCGATGATTTTGGTCCTGCGTTAGATATGGTTGAGGCAAGAACTCAAGCTGAACGAGCTAGAGCACAAGATCCAGACGCAAACATTGATCCATTTGTAAGTTTTGATGTGACGGGCAGACCAGGAACCACGGCCACTGGAGTAGAAGATCCTTTTGATCCAAATGTTGGGAAGCCTTTTGATGTTGAAAGACTTGAACAAATGGAAAGGTTACAAGAACCCACATTACTTGAAAGAGCGGGTATACCTTCTGTTTTGGGTGCATTAGATCCAGAAAGAATATCGAAAGATAGAATGGCGACTTCAATTGCTTTAGGAAGACCCGTAGGCGTGGTTGAAGGGTTTAATTTTACTGCACCTAATATGGCAAAAGACAAAGAGACTATTGAAGAATATAATAAAAGAATAAGTGCAAGAATTCCAGATAGTCAATTAATTAAAGATAATAGCGGAATGGTTATTGGAATAAGGGATGCGTCTGGAAGATTAGTTGAGGGTGTAGATCCAAACGCTCAAGAACAAAGAGCCGATGACAACGAAACTCAAGTCAAAAAGAGATCAGCAAAACCACCAACAGATCCGTGTCCCGAGGGTTATATGTTAATTGATGGTAAGTGCACGATTATTGAAGATCCGAATGAAGGTACTGGATTTTTAAGATTTCCTACGGATCGCAATCCACCATTTAAACCAGGACCTTTTACACCTTCGACAGTTGCAACGGGCACGGGTGGTATACGGGCATTAAATCCTATTACGTTCAATAATCCATTTAGAACTTAATGAATTTAGATACATTACCAGACGAGGCACTTAAAGAATATTTAATGCTGAAGGAAGCTGAGGCACGTTTAATTTTACGTGATGAGGCACAGAATAATTTCATGCCTTTTGTTCATCATGTTTATGAGAACTTTATTGAAGGTCGTCATCATATAGAAATAGCAGAAAAGTTAGAAAAGGTAGCGAGCGGAGAGATTAATCGGTTAATTGTTAATATGCCACCGAGACATTCGAAGTCTGAACTTGCATCATATTTAATGCCTGCATGGTTCTTGGGACGCAATCCTAAGTTAAAGATTATACAAGCAACGCACAATACTGAGTTGGCGGTAAGGTTTGGACGTAAGGTAAGGGATTTAATTGATTCTGAGGAATATGCACATATATTTCCCGACACAGATTTGAAGGCAGATAGTAAGGCGGCAGGTCGTTGGGAGACGAGTGCGGGCGGAGAATATTTTGCTGCGGGTGTTGGAGCAGCGGTTACTGGTCGTGGTGCGGATTTATTTATAATTGACGATCCACATTCTGAGCAAGATGCTTTATCCGAGGGTCGATTGGACGAGGCTTATGAATGGTATACATCTGGTCCTCGTCAGAGACTGCAACCTGGTGGAAAAATCATAGTTGTGATGACGAGATGGGGATTGAGGGATTTGACGGGTCGTTTGATTAAGTCTCAAGGCAGTGATGTACTGTCTGACAAGTGGGAAGTTGTTGAATTTCCTGCGATTTTGCCGTCAGAGAACCCATTATGGCCAGAATTTTGGAAAAAAGACGATTTATTGAAGGTAAAAGCGTCCTTACCCGTACAAAAATGGGGTGCACAGTGGCAACAACAACCGACTGCGGAAGAAGGGGCGATTGTAAAGAAGGAATGGTGGAAGATTTGGACAAAAGAGGACGTTCCAGAGGTAGATTATGTAATTCAGAGCTATGATACTGCATTTTCCAAGAAAGAAAGTGCCGATTATAGTGCAATTACGACTTGGGGTATTTTTCGAAGTGAAGAAACTGGTGCCGATAACATAATTTTGATGGATGCGAGGCGTGGAAGGTGGAATTTTCCAGAATTAAAGGAAAAAGCGTTAGAGGAGTACGATTATTGGGAGCCAGACATGATGATTGTTGAGGCAAAAGCGTCTGGAATGCCGTTGACGGATGAACTTCGAAGAACGGGCATACCAATTATGAACTATACACCATCGAAGGGTCGTGATAAGGTGACGAGGATGCACACAGTTGCACCATTATTTGAAGCGGGTATGGTTTGGGCACCCGAAAAGCATTTTGCGGAGGAAGTCATTGATGAATGCATGGCGTTTCCGAATGGTGAGCATGACGATTATGTTGACAGTATGACTATGGCTTTGATAAGATTCAGACAAGGTGGATTTATTTCGCTGAATGGCGAAGAAGACGATACGGATTACTACAGACCTAAAAGGGAGTATTACTAATGTCCAAAAAAAAGATTACTTACAAAAAACAAGATGCAAGTAAATTAAAAAAAGAAATAGCTAAAAATAATCAAAGCAGTAGAGAAGCTGTTAAAGAAATTACAGATTTATTTATGACTCCTGCGGTTAAAAGAAAAGCTATGGGCGGTGATCTGAAGACAGAATATCGTGGTGGTGGAATGGTAAACTTAGGTAACTATAAGGGGCAATTCTAATGTCAAAAAATAAAGTAACTAGAATAAGAAAAGATAGAACTGGACAAGCAAAAACTGGTCAATTCAAAAATCTTGTGAATGCAGCCAAAGCGGGACAAATTAGTTTAGTCGATGCTCAAAAAGCAATTAGAAAACTAGTGCAAGCCAAAAAAGGCGGAGGTAAAGTCCGAGCTGAGTTCCGTAATGGTGGCAAAGTAGACCTTGGCAATTTCAAAGGACAGTATTAATGGCTGATTACGAAAAAGAAAAAAAGAAAATAAAAAAGGACAATAAAAAACTAGGTCTTTTAAGTGCGGGACCAAGTCCTATTAGAATAGCTGCTATAGCTATGGAAAACAGACGTAGGAAAAAGAAAAAGCAAAAGGATCTTGCTGCTTTACCCATGAAAGTTGATGATTTTAAATTTGATCATGAACTCAGAAAAACAAAACAAAGTGTGGGTATGAAAGATCCTAAGTCAAAAACTATGAAGTTTGATAGTGTTAAGGTAGACTCTTCAGAATATCGTAATGGTGGTCAAGTAGACGTTAGTAATTATAAGGGGCAGTTTTAATGAATGTTTCACGTGAAACATTGAAGAAAAAGCCTAAAGGTAAACTGGTTGTAAATAGATTTTCCAAGATCCTTGCACCAGGGAAAAAACGTAAAACAAGGATAGTATAATGGCAATACCTCCACGTCCCATGGCCTCGCTTGTAGATTCTGGCATTGAAGCACCACAAGGTATGGATGTTGATATTCCGCAACCCGAAACTTTTGAGGGTGGTGCAGAAGTATTGCAAAGTCCAGATGGCGGAGCATTGGTTCAAGCTCTAATGGGCGGAGAGGGTATCGAGGTACAGACTGAGCAATATGATCACAATGCCAATTTAGCAGAAGTGTTGGACGAGAAGATATTGGATGAGTTGTCATCTGAATTACGTGGTCAATATGAAGAGGATCTTGAGGCAAGATCAGATTGGAAAGAGGGATACGTTAAAGGACTGGATTTACTTGGTATCAATTATCAAGAACGAACCGAGCCTTTTGATGGGGCAAGTGGTGTAACGCATCCGTTGATTGCCGAATCAGTAACCCAGTTTCAAGCACAATCATACAAAGAATTATTACCATCTGGCGGTCCCGTAAAAATCAATATTATGGGCAATCGAACCATGGAACGTGAAGCACAAGCTGCGAGGGTTCGTGAGTTTATGAACTACCAGATTACGGAGGTCATGCAAGATTATGATACAGATACTGACCAAATGCTTTTCTATTTGCCATTGGCGGGTTCTACTTTCAAGAAAATTTACTACGATCAGACTAGGGGTACTGCTGTTTCGAAGTTCGTGCCTGCTGAAGATCTTGTCGTTCCGTATCAAGCTTCGGACATTAACACAGTCTCAAGAGTCACCCATGTTCTTAAAATGGATGAAAACGATATTAGGAAAATGCAAGTGGCGGGCATTTACAGAGATGTGGAAATATCGTCATCAGACGATGATCAAGATGTCGTCCAAGAAAAGAAAGACGAATTAGAAGGAGCAAGTAAAGGATATTCGGATGAGATATTCTCCGTTCTTGAAATGCACGTAAATCTAGACATTGAGGGTTTTGAAGATCTAGGCATGGATGGTCAGCCAACGGGAATCAAGTTACCTTATATTGTAACCTTGGACCAAGGATCAGGAGAGATATTATCTATAACACGTAACTATGAAGCGGATGATCCGTTAAAGAAGAAAATACAGTATTTCGTCCACTATAAGTTTCTACCAGGACTGGGGTTTTATGGATTTGGCCTAATTCATATGATCGGTGGTCTTGGTAGAGCTACCACAAGTATATTGAGACAATTGATTGATGCGGGAACTTTATCGAACCTACCCGCAGGTTTCAAAGCAAGAGGAATAAGAATCAGAAATGATGACGAGCCTTTATCGCCTGGTGAGTTCCGTGACATCGATGCACCAGGTGGTGATTTAAGGAATTCAATTGTTCCTCTCCCCTTTAAAGAGCCATCTGGTACATTATCGAATTTACTGGCTGCCTTGATTGAGGCGGGCAGACGATTTGTATCTATAGCGGATCAGAAGATTGGCGAGACAAGTGGCGACATGCCCGTTGGATCTACAGTTGCTATGTTAGAGCGTGGCATGAAGGTTATGTCTGCTATACACAAAAGATTACATTATGCACAGAAGACTGAGTTTAGAATACTGGCTAGGATTTTTGCAGAGAACTTACCACAAGCGTATCCTTATGAGGTAGCGGGTGGTCAGCAACAAGTTTATGCAGCGGATTTTGATGGTAGGGTTGATGTTTTACCCGTATCAGATCCTAATATATTTTCTATGGCACAGAGGGTTGCGTTAGCACAAACACAATTGCAAATTGCACAAAGCAATCCAGAC